ACCCCTGGGGCGATGATGACCGCGGAGAAGATCCCTACGGTCGCCCCCAGCCAAAACATTACAATCGTAGCATAGACTTTTTTGGACAGTTTGAAGCGGATCATTTTGATCGCGAAGACTTTGATGATGCCACTGGCGTATTCAAAGGTTACTGGGGTGATGATCAAATCGCGTATTTTAAGTTTGACAATCCACAACGCAACGGTAGTGACGATCCTGGCATGGGCTGGTACTATGAACCACAAAATGAAAGTGTGGCGGAAGGTCACGCAGACCAGCAACGCCGAGTGTTTAAGAAGAACGGCAAGCCAGTAGGTGAAATTGGAATTGACCCGGAATCAAGTCCAGGCAATGGCCCATGGTATGTACATCACTATGCCACAGGTTATAGCGTAGTGGGATTTGACTCAGCCGCCGAAGCCAAACGAGAACTAATGTATGTTCACAAGCATCCAGACGCAGTTGAGGGACACCCGTCAACAAAAGAACAAGGTGTAGCAGAAGCACAAACTGATTATCAACGTCGTCGCCAACGTGAACGTGACGTAGATGCTGGTAAGCCAGTTAGTCGTCAACCTAAGAATCCTCAAACCGACTATGCTAAGAAAAGAGCCAAAGACCGTCGTGACATGGAACTGGGTGAAGACCAGTTGGATGAAAAACAAGACGCTTGCTATCACAAGGTAAAAAGTCGTTACAAAGTGTGGCCCAGTGCTTACGCTTCAGGTGCGCTAGTACAGTGCCGTAAGAAAGGTGCTGACAACTGGGGCACAGGCGGAAAGAAAAAATGAAATACAGAGAAATACTCGAAGCCTGTTGGAAAGGATACCAAAAGAAAGGCATGAAAACCATGTTCGGTAAACGGTACCCTAACTGTGTGAAGAAGACCAATGAAGAGCTGGAAGAAGATCTCAAGAAGTGGTTCAAAGAAAAGTGGGTGCGATTTGGTCCCGACGGTAAAATTCGCGGTGACTGTGCTAGGGGCGATGATTCAGAAGGTAAACCCAAATGTTTGCCACAATCAAAAGCACATGCCTTGGGTAAAAAAGGTCGTGCGTCAGCGGCAGCCAAGAAGCGTAGAGAAGACCCCAATCCTGAACGTAGAGGTGCTGCCAAGAACGTGGCCACCCGGGTGCGTGAAGCAGGTGTAAACAAGAAACCTCAACCTTATAACGATCCTGAATGGATTAAAAAACTTACACCAGCTGAACGCAGTAAACTGGCTGGTCCCAAATATAAAAAAGATAAAACGCCCAAGGTCAGTGAAGACGAGATCAAAGATCTAGAAAAGATTTTAAAAAATCCTACCAGTTACGATGCCATTGATCACATGATGCAGTCCATTGCCAAGAAATCAAAAATAACTGCCAAACAGCTACATGATCGTTTTGTAGCCAAGCACAATAAGACTCCAGATGACTGGATCAAAAACAAAGGAGCATGACATGAGAACATATAATTTTACTGTAGCGGACAGACTATATACAATAGTGGCTAGTAACTTCAATCAGGCCCTGACACAACTGCGTCAACAACTGGGATTATAATGAGAAACTTTATCAACATGTTAGAGGCTTTGGAACGTGGTTGCCCTCCTGCCACGCAAAGCATTGACCTCAATCTAAAAAATCGTCAAAAGGCCATAGAAGAATATCACTATGGTCCGCTAAATCCTGCGGAGCCCAATGAAGAATACTGGGCAGAGTTGGCTGACAAGTGGAACACCGATGACATTGAATCAGTCAAGGCCAATCGTTGTGGGAACTGTGCGGCCTTTGACATCTCAGAAGACATGTTGGATTGCATTGCCAAGGGCATTGGCAGCGAACCCGGCTCAGACGCTCATGATACTATAGATGCAGGCGATCTAGGCTATTGCAAGTTTTTAAAATTCAAGTGTGCGGCCAAACGCACCTGTGATGCTTGGGTTGAAGGCGGCCCTGTAACAAAATGAGAGCTGAAGAATTCCTGATTGAGCGTTGGACCAAAAAGACTGTGTCTGACTATTATGATCACAAAAAAGATCTTAAATTCACCAACAAGGATGTCAGGGTCAGTCAACCCTTTGATGGCTGTGTGGTGTTGAGATATCGCACTGTGCCTGATGCGGCCCGTAGTTTTTTCCGTGTGGCCGAATACTATGATGGCAAACACTATGGCAGTGGCGTACGACAAGTTAGCTTGCCGGAATTCTTGGACAACTGGATGGACCGACAGGGAAATGTGGACTACTTCAAGTTCTGGGATGGGTTCAACATTCCAGATCGTGCTTTCAGATCATGGCTTAAATCAGCCAGACCTTTGTCCAATGCCGAACAGGTCATGGTGGATGCCGTGCGTAAGAACACACAAGGCCAGAAAAAGTTTTGTGTGATTGGTGTGGGCTCAGATGATCCTGATACCATACGACACGAAATGTTCCATGCTAGATATTATTTAGATTCTGCATTCAAAACGGCTGTAGACGGCTTGATCAAATCACATAAGAACCACAGTGATTTCAAAACCATTCAACGTGTGCTGATCAAAAAGTTAGATTATGTAAATCATGTGGATGAAGAAACTGCGGCCTATTTGTATGCAGGATCGCAACTGAAGTTGGTATTTGGCGTTGATGCCAAAGATCTAGTAAAAGCATTCCGAGAATTGGACAAAAATGAGAGCTGAAGAATTTGTCAGCGAGAAATGGAGCCGGAAATACAAACGCTCTATAGATTGCTCTAACCCCAAAGGCTTTAGTCAGCGGGCGCATTGCCAAGGTCGTAAAAAGAATGAAGATCTAGATGAATTTGCACCACCAGGCGGCGATGACCGCGAGCCAAACGAAGAAGAAATACTACATCGGCTGGCCGCACAATGGTGGCAGGGGGATGAAGACCCACGTGCCGAACGCACACTGGCTACTATGGGCTGGGAAATAGGCCAAGATGAAGGCTATGACAATGGCGGTGCTTTTGTTGTTCGTGCTGGAGATATCAACGGTAACAGTTTTATTTCGTGGCCAGCAGAAGAATTAGAATCTCATCAGCTCGATGAACTCATGTTCAAAGGTAGTCAGTGTACCAAAGACTGCTCAGGACATCGTGCAGGATACGAGTGGAGTGCCCGCAAAGGCAATCGCACTGCTAATTCATGGAGCCAGAGTTTTAACAACGGGGCTGCCATACGCAATGCAGGAAGATAACATGAACGAATATCCAGTATATCCAGAAGACGATGGCTATGATCGTCATCGCAATCCTTATTCACCAGTATGAGATTGAACGAAATACAATTGGGTCGTAGTGTTACCTACAATTTCTACGATATCTATTCCTTGGTCAAACAGCGAGAAGGACGTCCGGGCTTGACCATACGCCTGCGCAATGACCGTCCAGCAGAAACAAAAAAGTCAGGCATTTATGTTTGGAAACATCCTGACTGGGGATATTTCTATGTAGGCATTGCCGCCGCTGACAACTTCACAGCACGTTGGCACAAACACATCCAAAAGTTATTGGATCAGTGTACATCGGCTGCACAGATGCACAACTGGAAACAGTTTGCCGATCGATTTGCCGCGGCCGGTTATGGCATTGATGATTTAAAAGATGTACAACTGCGTTTCTATCCTATAACCACTGTGGCACAGCACGGTAACAAAGAACAATTAAAACAAGAACTCAAAGCCATTGAAGACCGACTCACTGCCTGGCTCAATCCTGCCTGTAACTATCAGCACGATCCTGCACGGCCCAGTGCTACACGATATCCTCCACCGAGGACACCCAACACACCTTAGGACCGCTATGGTGCGTGGCCGGCTGCTGGCCTGACTGACGGATTCGCTACCCCTAGGTCAAAAGTGAGCATAATTACTAGATGCAACAAATCATCAAGTTCAGCAATCTAAAACCTGTACCCAAGCCGCACTTAAAAGGAAAATTTTGCTCTGTTCCATTCAATGATATTTCTGTAGACCCCAACGGTGATTTTACCATGTGCAAATGTCAATTACACATGCCGTTTGTTGTGGGCAATGCTAAAACAACTAGCATTGAACAGGCTTGGAACTCTGAACTTGCCAATGCGGTGAGAGATTCTGTAATACAAGGAACATTTGATTATTGTAGTTGGAAGTGCCCAGGGCTCAAACAACTTGAAAATCAAGTTCCATCCAATATCAAAATCTCAACACACCCTACTTGGATAAACATCAGCAATGATCTATCTTGCAACTTAAAATGTCCTAGCTGTAGAGAGCATGTAATCATCGAAAAAGATCCGGTCATACTAGAAAAACAAAATCAACTCATTGATGAAATAGTCAGTTTCAAAAATTCCATAGTGGTCAACCCATGCAACAATGGTGAACCATTGGTGAGTCCATCTACAATGTATCTTTTAAAAAACATAGACCAGATGGATCTCAAACATGTAAAACTATACCTGTCTACCAATGGAACATTGATCTATAGATATCGAGACTTGATTGCAAGCATCAGTGATCGTATTGTGGGCCTTGGCATCAGCATAGATGCGGCCACCGAAGGTACCTATCAAAAGGTCCGAGGTGAACTGTGGCAAGATTTGATGCAGGGTATACAATGGCTGTTTACTCTCAATAAACCAATCCATGCCACTGCTCGATTTGTGGTGCAGGGAAAAAACTATCACGAAATGCGAGACTTTGTGACCATGACCAAAAATCTTGGGTTCCAAGATGTGCATTTCCAATTGATAAGAGATTGGGGACACTGGTCAGATCAATGGTGGGATCAAAATAAACTATCGTCTGAAGAGATGCGGTGTGTACAACAGGAATCGACCAAGCTGAAAGAAGAATTTGGCAATTTTATTATATTCGATTCGGAATTTTTGATCTAAATAGTGTTGCATATAACCAAAATATAGTGTATACTAGTTAGACTTTATGGAGAGTACCAAATGGACAAAACTTTTAACAACGAACAAAAAATCAAACTCACTCAAATCATCAACGAAGGCATGCAGGTCATGCACGAGATTGAAACACTCAATGGTGGGCTGACAGATACGATCAAAGCAGTGGCTGAGGAAATGGAAATCAAACCCTCTATTCTCAAGAAGGCCATCAAGCTGGCACACAAAGCTGAGTTTGGTCGTGAACAACAGGATCATGCTTTGCTAGAAACAATTTTGACCACTGTTGGCAAAACTCTATAATTACTGTTATCACAACAGCGCCTCGCCTACGTCACGGGCATGAAGAATGGTATGTGCGAGCCATAAGTCGCCAGGAGAAAAATGAGTTACGTAGACGCACTATTTGATCGTGAACACGATCGCATTCATGTAGTAGAACGCCGGAATGGGCTTCGCGAGTATCGCGAGTACCCGGCCACATACGTGTTCTACCATGATGATCCCCGAGGCAAGTTCCGTAGTATCTACGGCAACTCTGTTTCAAGATTTTCCACACGCAACAACAAAGAGTTCCGCAAAGAACTACGCATCCAGTCAGGCAAAGGTATCTATGAGTCAGATATCAATCCTGTGTTTCGATGCTTTGAAGACAACTACAAAGGTCAAGATGCACCCCGACTGCAAACATGTTTCTTTGACATTGAGGTAGACTTTGATCCTGAGCGTGGATTCTCCAAACCTGACGATCCATTCAACCCTATCACTGCTATATCAGTGTATCTTGACTGGTTGGATCAGTTGGTCACCTTGGTAATTCCTCCCAAGTCAATGAGCGCAGAAACTGCCAAAGAGATTGCCGCACAGTTTGAAAATACCATGCTGTTTGATCGTGAAGAAGACATGCTGAACACGTTCCTGGATCTCGTTGACGATGCAGATGTGTTGAGTGGTTGGAACTCAGAAGGTTTTGACATACCGTACACAGTGCAACGTATCACTCGTGTGCTCAGCAAAGACGACACACGTCGCATGTGTTTATGGAATCAATTTCCCAAGCAACGAACCTTTGAACGCTTTGGTGCAGAGAACTTGACCTTTGACTTGATTGGTCGAGTACACATGGACTATATGCAACTTTATAGGAAATACACATATGAAGAACGTCATTCCTACTCGCTGGATGCCATCGGCGATCATGAGCTTGGAGAGAGAAAAACTCAGTTTGAGGGAACGCTGGATCAGCTATACAATCAAAACTTCAAGACATTCATCGACTACAACCGGCAAGACACCATGTTGCTTGCCCGCTTGGACAAAAAGTTACGATTTCTAGACCTTGCCAATGAACTGGCACATGCCAACACTGTGTTGTTGCAAACAACCATGGGTGCTGTGGCAGTGACAGAACAGGCCATCATCAATGAAGCCCACGAACGTGGACTAGTAGTTCCTAACCGCAAAGAGAGACTCACAGATGAAGACACACAAGCCGCAGGTGCCTATGTTGCTTATCCCAAAAAAGGCATCCACGAATGGGTCGGTGCCATTGACATCAACTCGCTGTATCCCTCGGCTATTAGAGCCCTCAACATGGCGCCAGAAACAATCATTGGACAACTCCGGCCAATAATGACTGATAGGTATATCAAGGACAAAATGAACTCTGGGTCTAGCTTTGCGGCTGCCTGGGAAGGTTTGTTTGGAAGCCTTGAATACACAGCAGTGATGGAACAACAACGTGGTACAGAGATCACCATAGACTGGCAGGATGGAGAAGAAACTGTGCATTCTGCTCCAGAAGTGTGGAAGATGATCTTTGATAGCAATCAGCCTTGGATCTTATCAGCCAATGGCACAATCTTTACCTTTGAAAGTGAAGGTGTGATTCCTGGCTTGTTGGCACGTTGGTACAGAGAACGCAAAGAACTACAGGCCCGACTAAAAGAAGCAACAAGCAAACAGGATCAAGAGTTCTGGGACAAACGTCAGTTGGTCAAGAAGATTAACTTGAATTCACTGTATGGTGCTATTTTAAATCCTGGCTGTAGATTCTTTGACAAGCGCATTGGTCAGTCAACCACCTTGACAGGACGTGCCATTGCCTATCACATGGATGCCTATGTCAACGAATGTATCACCGGCAAGTACGATCACGTAGGCGAAAGCATTATCTATGGTGACACAGACTCTGTGTACTTTAGTGCCTGGCCGGTATTGTCTAAAGAAGTCAAAGAAGGTCGCATGACATGGTCAAAAGAAATGTGTGTGCAACTCTACGACAGCATTGCTGATCAAGTCAACGACAGTTTTCCAGGCTTTATGGAGCGAGCATTTCATTGCCCTAGAGAGATGGGATCAATCATCAAAGGCGGTCGTGAACTTGTGGCAGACCGCAGTTTGTTTATTACCAAGAAACGCTATGCTGTCAACATCTATGACAAAGAAGGCAAGCGCAAGGACGTTGATGGCAAAACAGGATCAATCAAAGCCATGGGCTTGGATTTAAAGAGATCTGATACACCCAAAGTCATTCAAGACTTCTTGTGGGACTTGTTAGAGCGTGTGCTCAATGGTAGCCAACGAGATGAGATCATTGAAATCATACGCAAGTTCAAATACGAATTCACCGAGAGACCAGGTTGGGAGAAGGGTAGTCCCAAACGTGTAAACAATCTCACACAGTATCAAAAGAAAGAAGAGCGTGAAGGTCGTGCCAACATGCCTGGACATGTGCGAGCAGCCATGAACTGGAACAACATGCGTCGAATGAACAGCGACAACTATTCATTGCAGATTGTTGATGGAATGAAGACCATTGTGTGCAAACTCAAATCGAATGCTTTGGGATGGACTTCAATTGGCTACCCCACAGATGAGATGCATTTGCCACAGTGGTTTAAAGAACTGCCATTTGATGATGGTGAGATGGAAGCCACTGTGGTAGATCAAAAGATCAACAACTTGTTGGGTGTGCTAGAGTGGGATCTCGGGTCTGCTACCAACACAACAAATACTTTCCAATCACTGTTTACATTCGAATGAAGCTCAGCCGACTGATTACTTATAAATTCATGATTGACAATCTCAGTGTCAAGCATGTGTACGATGAAATTGAAAACCTACTACAACATGTAATCACTGACCTTGACGTGCAAAATATAGATTTTGACAACATCAAGACCAACATGAAGAGCAATAAAAAATTAGCATTGGACACACTTGACACCATTGATCAGGACATACAACGATTTAAACAAGCACTAGATGGTTTTGTTAAAAGCGTAGAGGAACCATACTACGCTAAAAGTATGGCTGTGTATCAAGAAGGGATCAACGACTCTGCTGACTATATTTTAGATAGACACAACTTTAAAAAACTTTTATATCAACAAGAAACCTTGGATTTCTTCTCTGGCAGAATTAGAGATCTTGGCCATTGGAAATGGCCTGCCATGGAAATAAGACCAGCACACGGCGAAATCTCACAACACCTTGTGGCGTGCGATCCATTGTATCTAGTAGACACCGATCCTGAGCTGTTCAAACATGTTAAAAAAATGTGGAATCCAGAATATCAACGCAGACTCAGATATTACACAGTGAGTGAAAGCGATCGTCGGATATTTCATCAACTTCCGCAATTTCAGTTTGGGTTGATCGTAGCTGTGGATTTTTTTAACTTCCGGCCATTGGATTTGATTGAACGATACCTCTTAGAGATTTACCAACTACTGAGACCGGGCGGAATGGTAATCTTTACTTACAATAACTGCGATTACCCAATAGGGGTTGACAATTTTGAAAATTCGTATTATTGTTATACACCAGGTAGACATGTCAAGGCCATGGCCGAAAAAATTGGTTTTAGAGTGGCGGCGAGCTTTGATTTAGAAAACAATGTGAGTTGGCTGGAGTTGCAGAAGCAAGGAACCAAAAGCAGTTTGCGTGGCGGACAAACACTAGGCAGAATATCAAGCATTTAATAGGAGAAAACGATGAGAGATAATTTATTAGATTTAGTAGAACATACATTCGATCTTGGGTGTATTGAATTGATCAAGATCACAGGCACAGACAAAGAGACCACCATTGACGGTGTGGCCACAGACAAGAGTGTGGTGTTGCAGGCCAAATTTGCCAACCCAGTGGCAGACTTTATTGGTACATTTGGTATGCCAAATCTTGGCAAACTCAAGATCCTGTTAAACTTACAAGAGTACAAAGAAGATGCACAGATCACTGTGATCCGACAGAACCGCAATGGCGTAGATTCACCAGTGGGTTTACATTTTGAAAACAAGTCCGGCGACTTTAAAAACGACTACCGTTTCATGGTATCAGAGGTTGTTGCAGAACAGCTCAAGCAGTTTAAAATGAAACCGGTGCCATGGGCAGTGGAGTTTGAACCCACAGTGGCCAGTATCCAGCGTCTCAAAATGCAAGCACAGGCCAACGCAGAGACTCCAAACTTTATGGCCAAGACAGAAAACGGCGATTTGAAATTTTTCTTTGGTGACCATAGTACCCATGCTGGCGACTTTGTGTTCCAACCTGGTGTGTCGGGCAAACTCACCCGTCCTTGGTTATGGCCAGTGTCGCAGTTTATTTCCATTATGAATCTCACAGGAGACAAAACTGTGCGGATCAGTGATGATGGCGCCACAAAGATCACAGTTGACAGCGGCATTGCTGTTTATGATTATATCCTTCCAGCACTCAGCAAGTGATTAGAGATGTAGTACGATACAAAGCACCTCCAGTTTGGGGAGTGCTTTGCATTGACATTTGGCAAGATGACACCAACAATGAGTTTTATCAAAATGCCTTGACTCAGTTAGCCCAATATCCCATTGCTGGAGTAGTAAACTGTACAACCAATATAGTCATTGACTATTCAGATAAAAGCATTTATAATACACTTAAGAACTATCATTGGGCTGCCGACACTATCAACAGTCAGGTCAATGATAATGCCCTGTTTGATTTGATTAAAAATGCTGGTGAGTGTCAGACAACTCAACTCATCCACGACAAATTATTTGATCAACAAACGGTGCACCTAAGTAGAAGAGAAACTTTTATACACCAAGGGCATTACTATTGGCCAGAAATACAGGATTGGATTATTTTAGGAAGTGCATGGGGCAAATGTGTTCATTATGGACCGTTGGGCGTGGATACATTGGTAGAAATGCCTAACCATAGATTTCATATTTTCCCTGACTGGAGCATACAAACTGAGGACAAGCAACCGCCAACTACTCAACAGATACACGATGATTTTTTTGTGTGGGCTCCTATAGACCACGGCGGGTACAGATTGATAACACGAGCAAAGAACCACAAATGGACAGAGAACCAGAACAACTAGTACAGGACAATTTAACTGCTAAACAAAGCGACTATGCTGTGTTTCTTCCAGCCATCAGTAGTTTCTATGCTGGTTACATTGGTCGCGAACGACATGGCGTAGGACTTGACGCAGGCAGATTGCCAGCAGGCATTGGTGACATGGAGGGCATGAACTGGTTGAATCCTCAGAAAGCATTGTTTCCGTATCGTTGGAGTTTGTATTCAGCAGGTCATGCCAACTTGGATTTAAACAAGTTTGATGCCAAAGAAGACATGGTTCGCAACAGAGATCCCAACACCATCATGTTGGCAGACTCAGGCGGGTTCCAGATTGCCAAAGGTGTATGGCCCGGACGTTGGGCAGACCCCACAGATAAAAAAGCTGAAGCACAACGAGAGAAAGTTCTTAAATGGCAAATGGGCATATCCACCTATGGTATGACCATGGATATTCCTACATGGACCTTCCGTGACC